CAATACATCATTTTGTAAATACAGCAGGAATTAAATACGCAGCATTAGGCACAAACAGAATACTATATATTTATTCTGGTGGTATTTTTTATGATGTGCATCCAATAAAAGCTACTACAACTTTAACATCAGCGTTTAGTACAACTAATGGATCTGCAGCAGTAACTTTAACTTTTGCATCAGCACACAATATAAACAAAGGTGATGTAATTTTATTAGATAGTTTTACAAGTATTACTAATTCTAATTTTGGATCTAGTGATTTTACAGACACAAAATTTATGGTAACAGATATACCAACCGATACTACTTTAACAATAACTATGCCTTCTAACGAAGGTGGTTCTGGAGCAACTACTTCTGGTGGTATTAGAGTACAACATTATTATCCAGTTGGACCAGCAGTTGAAGTTGCATCCACTGGTTGGGGACTTGGATCATGGGGTGGTGTAGCACAAGGACAGTTTACATCTACATTATCATCAGGAATAAATGCATCGGTTACATCATTAACTATGGCTAGTTCAACATCGTTTCCTTCATCAGGTACAGTACAGATTGGTTCTGAATTAATTACTTATACAGGTAATAGTGGAGGCACATTATCTGGATTAACAAGAGGTGCAACAGGGACCACGGCTGCAATACATTCTTCAGGTGCAACTGTTACAGATGCATCAAACTTTTTTGCATGGAACGCTGCAGCATCAGGGGACATTGTAACAGATCCTGGTCTATGGTCTTTAGACAATTTAGGTAATAGTTTAGTTGCAACAATATTTAATGGTGAAAGTTTTACATGGGATTCAAATGCAAATAATGCTACAGGAACTAGAGCAGCAATTGCAAGTGGTGCACCAACCGCATCACGTGACATGTTGGTTTCAACTCCCGACAGACACTTAATATTTTTTGGAACAGAAACAACTATAGGAACTAAATCTACACAAGACGAAATGTTTATAAGATTTTCTTCTCAAGAAGATATAACAGACTACACACCTACAGCAACCAATAGTGCTGGTACACAAAGACTGGCCGATGGATCACGGATTGTTGGCGCACTAAGAGGTAGAAATGCAATTTACGTTTGGACAGATACAGCATTATTTATTATGAGATTTGTTGGAGCACCTTTTACATTTGCCTTTGAACAGGTTGGTACTAACTGTGGATTGATTGGTAAGAATGCTTGTGTTGAAGTTGATGGTACAGCTTATTGGATGTCGGAAAATGGTTTTTTTAGATATGGTGGACAACTAGAATCACTACCGTGTTTGGTTGAAGACCATGTTTTTGATGATATAAATACAATTCCTAAACAACATATTAATGCAGGACTTAATAATTTATTTGGTGAAATTAGTTGGTTTTACCCTAACTCAGGATCTAATGTAGTTAACAGAGTTGTAACTTATAACTATATAGAATCATCACCACAAAGACCTATATGGACTACAGGCACATTAGATAGAACAGCTTGGTCTGACTCTGCTATATTTGGTAAACCACACGCATCACAATATGATGCTGATACTAATGTTGCTAGTACAAGTTCAACATATGTACAAGGTAATACAGATGGATCGTCAATATATTATGAACATGAAAAAGGATTAGATCAAATTAAAGAAGGTGCAACTTCTGCTATTACTGCTAATATACAATCTGGAGATTTTGATATAGGACTAACACAAGATGGCGGAGCGTCACTAAAAGGTGATGGTGAATTTATGATGAAAATTAGAAGAGTATTACCAGATTTTTTATCACAAACAGGTGATACAAGAATTACATTAAACCTTAAAGATTTTCCAAACGATACAGCAGCAAGTTCATCACTTGGTCCGTTTACAATAACTAGTGGTACACAAAAAATAGACACACGAGCACGTGCTAGATCAATATCTTTAAAAGTAGACAACACAAGTACAAGTCAGTTTTGGAAACTAGGTACATTTAGAATAGATATACAACCGGATGGTAGACGTTAATGGCACTAACACAAGCAGACTTAAACGCATTGTATGGACAAATGAGTGTTTACGGAGACACTTATCAAAGAGGTCAAAATCTTTCTGATGTATCAACAAGTTCTGATACAACAGGTATAGCTCCAATAATACTTCCTCCAATAGCCGGCGGCGGTGGCGGTGGTGGTAATGAAGAAAATATAAATAGAAATATAGATTATAATAATCTTATAGTTAGAAATCAAAATTTAGATCCAAACATAATGCGAATTGCAAACTATGATGAAATTTTTGGTGAAAAAAAATTTACAGATGATATAGCAGGTAAATTAACTGTTGAAAGTCCAGAAAGATTTAGTTTTCCAATAGATAAAAAAAGTAACATTTTTACTGACGCTATAAACAAATTTAAATCTTATACAGATAATAACAAAACGTTAAAAGGAATATTAAACGCTAGTAGTATTATAAGAGATCCTATAGCAGGAGCATTAAGTTCTTTTGTAGGCATGTTACCTAAACAAGATCCAAGAGGCACAGCACTAAAAGATTTTTACGGTGATAATTTTGATCTAACAAGCACCGGTAGTGTTGCTAGTGGTATTATGAAAGGTTACAATCCTATATCAGGTGGTTTTTTAAATACTATAACAGGTGGTAAATATGGTGATGAAATACAATATGGTTTAACACCCGCTATAGATAAAAGAATAGCTAAAATAAATGAAACATTAAAAAAATATGATAAATATAAATATGGTAGTGAAGCTTTTGATAAAGATAAATACAATCAACAAATAGAAAAAATAAAAAAATTAGAAGCAATAAAACAAAAAGAAGCAGAAGCGACTGCAACAGCGGCAGCAGCTGTTGAAAGAGCTAGACTTGAAAAATTAGCCAGACAAAATCCTGGTTTTGATCCAAGCGGACCTACTCAAAGAACTATACGTGCGGAAAGACCAGATAAATCTGGAGCAACTGGAACTAGAGCAGGTGGATTTACAAATCCAGGTGCAAATAGTTATGGACCACATATGGCTAAAGGAGGGATCGTTACTTTATAATGGCTAGAATTACACAAGTACTTACACACCCGGATAAAGAATACAAACAATCTGTAGCAGAGTCTTTGAACAGAGATCTGTCTGCTGTAATACAAAAATTAAACTCAACATATCAACAGGATTTAAAGGATGAGATAGAAGCCTTTAATTATTTTATAAACTAATGGCTAACTCATTTGTAAACAAAAAAGTAGATTTAACTAGCACGTCAGTTACTACATTATATACAGTGCCATCAGCTACAACTGCTGTAATTAAATCTATATTAGTATCAGAAGATTCTGGTAACGCGGACACTATAACAGTTACTATTACAGACACAGCTAGTGCTATATTTAGTTTGTTTAAGACTAAATCGATATCTGCTAATGGGACCACGGAACTATTGACAGGGCCATTAGTAGTAGAAGAGAGTGAAATAGTAAAAGTAACAGCTGCAACAGCTAATAGATTACATGTAGTATTATCTGCTTTAGAAATTAAACCAAGAGAAGTTACATCATAGGTTGATTTATGGCTACAAACAAAGTATTATTAACAATTCAGGTTAAATTCCTGCCTCTAACAAATCAATATAAAAAATTATGATAGATCAAGAAGGAATTAAATCGCTAGAAAAAGGTGCTTCCGATATTAGACTTACCGGTAACATGGGTGAAAGCTCACCGGCACAAGAAATAATAAAAGCAGGCATCCCTGAAGACATGACAATGGATGAAGCCTTTGAAATATTTATACAATCAGAAGGTCGAGCACCAAAAAGTGTACCAGAGTTATTAGAGTTTTTTAAAAACAGAACTTTATCAGAAGGACCTGTATTACCAAACGATCCAACAGAACCAGTTAACCCTTTTCAACCAAAACCAATAGGACCACCATTACCTGACAGAGAGATGGCTGCATTTGGTGGTATCATGGGCCTTGATCAAAGAAGACAGTACGGTTTAGGTAGTAGTTTTAAAAGAGCATTTAACAAAGTTACAAAACCTTTTGTTAAAGTTGCACAAAAATTAATGCCTAAAGAATTAGCAGGTGTTGCACAATTTGCTGCACCGTTTGCTGGTCCTTATGCAGGACCATTATTAATGGCAGCAGGTCAAGCAAAACAACGAGGTAGAATTAGTCCAGTTGCTTTAGCAGCATCACTGGCACCTTACATAAGAATGCAAGCTGGTGAAGGAATAACAGGAATAGATTTTGCAGGATATGGTTCTAAAACAGGTGATTTAGCAAACACGTTTGGTTTTAGAGATTTAATTACTGGAGGTGGAAGAGGTTCTGTTTATGAAGGTGAAAGTTTATTTGATAAAATTGGTTTAGGCGGACCAGAAACACCTTATGACACAAGTCCAAAAAATTATGGTAGAAGAGTAGACGAATTTTTATTTGGTGCTCCTGAAGGAGGTTTTGAAAAATATGATAAAGAACAACTTGCAGAATTAGGTTTACCAAAAGATGGATCTTTTGGAACAATGACTGCAGACGCATCATCAGGAATAATAGGTAAGGGTGGAGAAATGTTTCAAGTAGGTAATGACGTGCGTCTTTTTGATACTAAAGCAGGTCAATTAGCTTTTGCTGAATCTAAAAATCCAACAAAACTAAGCAAACTAAAAATTGCATCATGGGGCACGGGTATTGTAGCAGGAATACAAGCTGGTAAATACAAAAGTGAAATGGAAGCTGCAGCGGCAGCGGAAGAAGCTGCGCTAGCTGCTAACGAAGCAGCAACAGAAGCAGATTTACAAGCAGCAAGAGATTGGGCTATAGCAACATTTAATAATATGAGTGTGTATGCTGAAGGTGGTAGAATAAATAAAAATATGGGTGGTATTATGGGTAACAGAATAGGTTATAATGAAGGTGGATTTGTAATTACATTAATGGATGGAACTAAAGTTCAAATTCCAGAAGGAGCCTACGATAATGGTACTTTTAAAGATATTATTTATTCTAGTAGTAAAGGAGATTTACTAAGAGAAGAGATTATAAGAAAATTAAATTTTGCTGACGGTGGTAGAATAAATAAAAATATGGGTGGAGAATTTAACATGCCTCCAGCTGGTTTATCATCATTACAAACACAACCATCAGATGTTACACCACAAGGAATGGAACTTGACTTACGTGGTGGAGGGTTTATACCTATAGGAAAAGCGGAAAAAGCTGATGACGTCCCAGCAAGAGTCAGCAAAAATGAATTCGTGTTTACAGCAGACGCTGTAAAAGCTGCAGGCGGTGGAAGTGTAAACGAAGGCGCTAAAAGAATGTACGACACAATGAAAAGATTGGAATCACAGGTAGTATAATGGCTGAAACTATAACTAACATAACACAACCAGCACCAATATTTGAAGAGGGTGCAAAAAAATATTTAGCAGAATTAACAGGACAGACAGATGTCAGTAGAGCGCTTGACACTTCTAAATTTGCTCCAGGTGTAGCACAACAAAGTGCACTTGCACAAGCAGCACAGCAACAAGCAGCAACACAAGCAGGACTTGGAACTTTAGCATTTGATCCAACTACAGGTGCAATTAGTGGACTATCAAAAGCTGGAACAGGCATCGGTGGTTATCAACAATTTTTAGATCCAGCAGCAGCACAAGCACAAGCCGCTGGCACTACATTAGGTAATGTAAGAGGTCAATTAACAGGCGCACAAACAGCAGCAGGATTAGCACAACCCTTGTTAACACAAGCAGGACAAGACATTGCAACTTCACAACAAACATTAGGTGGTGTATCACCATTTATATCAGCAGCACAATCAGGATTAGGAGCAGCAACTACTTTAGGAGCAGCAGCTGGATCACCTTTATTTTCAGCCATGGGATTAACAGGAACAGGAGCAGGAACAGGAACAGGATCAATACAATCTTACATGTCTCCTTACCAATCAGCTGTTAGAGATGCAACATTAGCAGAATATGACACACAAGCAGCACAACAACAAGCAGCAACACAAGCAGGACTTGGAACTTTAGCATTTGATCCAACTA